GACGGTGGACTAACGCCCGGACTTACAGTTTTTGCAGGTCCGAGTAAACATTTTAAAACAGCATTCGCTATGTTATTGTGTAAATCTTATTTAGACAAATATGAGGATGGTGTTATCTTGTTTTATGACTCAGAGTTTGGAGCACCACAAGGATATTTTAAATCCTTTGGTATTGATACAAATAGAGTCGTTCATACACCTATCACAGATGTAGAACAATTAAAACATGATGTAATGGCACAGTTAAACAACATAGAAAGAGGCGACAGAGTTATGATTGTCGTAGATAGTGTTGGTAACTTGGCAAGTAAAAAAGAAGTAGATGATGCACTCGATGGCAAATCTGTAGCAGATATGTCTAGAGCTAAACAAATGAAGTCATTATTCAGAATGATTACACCTCATCTAACTATTAAAGATATCCCAGCTGTTGTAGTTAATCATACCTACAAAGAAATTGGTTTGTTTCCTAAAGATGTTGTATCAGGTGGAACAGGCATTTATTATTCAGCAGACAATATTTTTATCATCGGTAGAAGACAACAAAAAACAGGAACAGAAGTTACAGGTTATGAATTTGTAATTAATGTTGAAAAGTCTAGATTTGTTAGAGAAAAGTCTAAAATACCTATTGAAGTATCCTGGGAAGGAGGCATCAGTAAATGGAGTGGACTATTAGAAATAGCACAAGAATCTGGACACGTTATTAAGCCTAGTAATGGTTGGTATCAGAGAGTAAATACAAAAACAGGTGAAGCGGTAGATCCTAAACTAAGGTTAAAAGACACTTATACAAAAGAGTTTTGGTTGCCTATTGTTTCAGATGAAACCTTTTCGAACTGGATTGAGAATAGATACAGTATAAATTCTTTAGATAGTATTATGCAGGCAGAAGTTAGCGATGAAGATATTGAACAAATTTACGAAGAAGTCGACAAAGAAGATTAATTGCGACACTTGTAAAAAAACAATCCCAGAAAAACAAGAAAAACTATGCTTTCATGGCGAGGAGTTCGAGGTGTATATGTGTCTCGAATGTGCTAAAAAAGTTTTTAATGAAAAAATAAATGAATTTCGAGCAGAGGAATTAAGTGAAAAGAATTGAGAATACAATATTAAGTAAATTATTTTATGATGAAACATTCCTAAGAAAAGTTATTCCCTTTTTAAAAGGTGAATATTTTAGCGTTGCTGAAGAAAGAATACTGTTTAATAAAATACATAATTATATCGAGAAATATAATAACACTCCTTCTAAGGAAGCAATCCTAATAGCAACACAAGATGACAAATCTATAACTGAAGAACAATACAAACTAATTAACAATATTGTTGATGAGTTCGTAAATGAAGATGTAGATCAACAATGGGTTGTTGATGAAACAGAAAAGTTCTGTAAAGATAAAGCATTATACAATGCGATTATGGACAGCATACAAATTATAGATGGAAGTAATGTTAATATGGGTAAGGATGCTCTTCCTAGCATACTTTCAGATGCGCTTAGTGTAGGATTTGACACTAATGTAGGACATGATTATATAGAAAATGCTGAAGAACGTTTTGACTTTTATCATAGAATAGAAGAAAAACTAGAGTTTGATTTGGATATGTTTAACAAAATTACAGAAGGCGGACTATCTAACAAAACTTTAAACGTAGCACTTGCAGGAACAGGTGTAGGTAAATCTTTGTTTATGTGTCATTGCTCAGCATCAGCTATAGCAAAAGGTAAAAATGTTTTATACATTACATTAGAAATGTCAGAAGAAAGAATAGCAGAAAGAATAGATGCTAACTTAATGAATTTGCCTATACAGGATTTGAAAGATTTATCTAAAACAATGTTTGATGACAGGATATCTAAAATTAATGATAAAATACAAGGTAGATTAATTATTAAAGAATATCCTACAGCATCAGCACATACAGGACATTTTAAGGCTCTATTACAAGAACTAAAACTAAAGAGAAACTTTGCACCAGATATTATTTTTGTTGATTACTTAAATATATGCACAAGTGTTAGATTTCGCCCTGGCTCAGCAGCTAATAGTTATACAGTTATAAAAGCTATAGCAGAAGAATTGAGAGGGTTAGCAGTTGAACATGATGTTCCTATTATGACTGCTACACAAACTACTAGGGGAGGCTACAATAATAGCGACATAGATCTCACGGACACTTCCGAGTCGTTCGGCCTCCCCGCTACTGCTGACTTAATGTTTGCTCTTATTAGCACAGAAGAGATTGAGCAGATGGGTCAAGTCATGGTAAAACAATTAAAGAATAGATATTCAGATCCTACAAGAAACAAACGTTTTATGGTAGGTGTAGATAGAGCTAGAATGAAACTATTTGATCTAGAAAATCCTACAGCAGATTTAAATGATATAGGAACACAAGATGACGGTCCTGTATTTGACAATAGCAAGTTTGGAGAGAGGTTCAACGACTTTAAAATATAAATAACATTACAATTTTTATTAGGAGATTGTAATGGAAATAGAGAAAAAGAAGGTCAATATTGAGCTTGAAGTCGATACTAATGTCGTAGACAGCAGTAAAAATAGATTTCAAAATTGGATTGACTTAGCTAAAGCGATTGATTCCTGGAGAATATTTCCCAGATTGTTTCTAACAGTTTATATTGTATTACTTTACCAAGTAGTGCATTGGTTTATGGAAATAGACGCACCAAACTTAGAACAAAGTGGGTTAGTTTCAGTCGTAGTTGGTGCAGGAGCGGCCTGGTTTGGGTTATACGCAGGCACTAACAAAGAAAAATAATTCGAGATATTTGTTATGAAAAATTTTTTATATTTTGCACCCGATGGCTACATATCGTCTTTACCTAACGAGGATTGGTATTTAGTCATAGGTGCAGGTATAGAAGATATCAAAGTAAATTCAGATTTACACGAATCTAGATTAGACACAAAAGATGTTTCTAATTGGTTATCAGCACTTCAAATAACATCAATAATCACACAAAACGCACCTAAATTTATTGTTTGGAAACAAGCAGATATGTCTTTTATAGATGATGGCTATTTTAAATTAGGTCCAACTTGGATGGGTGAGATGTATCATAATAAAGAATGGCTACATAATGATATGATGGGAAGTTATCACAAAGTTTCTTCGACTTTATTACAACATTATATACAGCAATTTTGTAAGTCTGTAGATGTAGATATATTTGTAATAAAACCTCATTGTAGTCATCAGAAAAATTTTATTGAAAAAAACGGTGAGGTAGAGTTGATAATTGATTTTGTAGTAACTAAGGAACAAAATTTAATATGACACAGATATCTAGATGGGACTATACTTTAGGTCATAACCATGATAAATTTCAAGAATGGTATGCAGAAGTAATTTACAGTAGGCCTGTAGGTATGGCCCATGATAACTTAGATAATTGGAAAAGATTAGTAGCAAAATATGGTAAAGATTGGGAATATTATGATAGAGATTTATTTTTCGGTTACAAATGGAATTCAATGGGACATAGAAACGATTATGAATTTAATAGCTGGGGCAATAAACCTTGGATGTTAGCATTAGGAGATTCTAATGTTGAAGGAACAGGTAATAGAAGAATAGATTTATTCCATGAGGTAGTAGCAAAGGAAAAAGGTTTAGTAAACTATAATGCTGGAATAGGAGGAACCTCAAACCATGCAGCTATTTGGAACGGACTTACTTTATTAAATTTAGCAGAAACAAAGCCCGAATTTGTTTTAATTAGATTAACAGATTCTAAAAGATATAGTTTTGTTCACTCATTAGCAGAATCCGCATACGAATCCCCAGCATATAAGTATAAGTTGAAAGATGTAAACATAAAAGGAACTATGTCTTATGAAACAGATGTGTCTACAACAAGAGATATCAAAAATGTTAAATATGGTGGACTTATGTTTCATCAAGGACCTTGGACTGATAAATCTCCTTGGGTAGATTTATTCTTAGATAGAGACGAACACAAAGTAGATAAGTCTGAGACAAGAATAATGTTTCTAATGCTTCAGCAATACTGTTATTTAAACAATATAAAATTAATTTTATTAACAGCAACAGGACAAACTGCAAAGGATAATTGGGAAAAATATGCTCAAATACCAGGGACAATAGAAGTAGAAGAAATAAGAGTAGAAGACGGAGAATGGCATACGATACCTAAAGCAAGAGACGATATGCACTTTGGATCAAGTCAACATTTCAAAATAGCACACAGAGTGTTAGAAGCGATATGAAAGAAATAAAAAGAATAATAAAAGAACATGACGCCTTTGATATAAATGCAAGATATCAAGTAGCAACACCTGTTCCAAATTGCACAATAGATAATTTTCTATCAGAAGATTTTGCACAAAGAATGTATGAGGAGTCAAATACAATTCCTCAAGAATACTGGACAAAATTTACACGAAACGGAAGTAACATGGAAGAATGTGTCCGTTTGGATAAGGCACCTGTAGCAACAGAATTTGTTAACCAAATGCATAGTTCGTTAGGTATGGAATGGCTTAGTCATTTAACAGGTGTCGATAACATAATAGCAGACCCATATATTGTAGGTGCAGGATATAGCAAATCCTACAAAGGTGATAGTTTAAAAATACATACAGATTTTAATTGGAATGATAGATTACAAGTTCATAGAGTAGCATCATTAATAATATATCTCACACCTGGTTGGAAGCCAGAGTGGAAAGGAACGTTTGAATATTGGGACGAAAATAGAGAACACAAAGTAAAAGAAGTAGATTGTTTATTTAATCGTTGCATTATTTGGAACTATCACAAAAGAGGATTCCACGGATATCCAGAGCCCATAGAATGCCCAGAAGGAGAACATAGAACAACATTTAGAT